TATGCGTTCACCAGATGCATCCCCGCTACTCTCGGATCGATAAGATCCACTTTTAACTCCGGCCCGCTCTCCACTGTCGCTCCCCGTTCCCCGAGGAGCGCAATGAAATAGTCTGCATAGGTCTTTGAATGGAACGATCGGCTTGTCGATTTCGGCTTTCCATTAAACGTGCACACCCGATACGTCACCACATATCGTCCCCCGAGATTTAGCACATTGTCGGGCTCTGCAAAATTGATGATGTCGGCCCACGCTTCCTTCTTCGCCTTCTCATCCTTGCCGTTAAGAATCAGCACCATGCCTTTCGGCAGCTGTATGTCTCGTGGATCCATTGTCCCCCCTATCCCACCACCGGGGCGCCGCCGAGTTTATGTTCGATGCGCGCCAGGAGTTGGTTGGTGGTGTCGAGCTGCGCGGTGCGCGTATTGATGATCTTCGCGGCGCCGTTATGCGGCGTAATGCCCATGAGACTGCGGTTGATAATCATGGCGGTCTGGGTTTTCCCGGCGGGCGATCCTCCGCCCGACAGATTAACACCCGCGCCGGCGGCCGCGGCCTGGCCGGTAGTCGCCTTCGCCGCGGCTTCGGCTTTCTTGTTTGCTTTCTTGATGTAGTCGTCCACGGCTGCCGCGTTTTTCGATCCGATACGATCCCAAGCCTCTTTCGCCTTCGCGCCGGCGTGCTCGGCGTACTTGTCCATCAGTTCCGCGTCCGATCCGTATACGGCGGATTTCAGCCGGCCCAGCGGGGTGTATTTCTCCCACCATGAATACCCCTGGGCGAATCCCTGCTTCACGCGGTTGCCGATGCTGCCGAGAAAATCCATGCCGTCCTTGACCTTCGTTACCACATCGAGAAGCCCGCCGAACGCGGCACTCACCTTGCCGACGGCGCCTTCGCCCTCGGTACCAAACCGAATCAGCCGTTCGGCGACGTCGGTGATGATGGGGGAGACTGCCGTTGCGAGTACGTTACCGACGCCCACGCTTACCTGACCGAGCCGATGAAGGGAATCGTTCGCTTGCTCGACTTTCCCGGCATCGATCCGGTTGAAGGTAATGCCGAGATTGTCAGCGTCGGTCTGATACTGCTGCAGGGCTCGGCTGCCGCCGGACAGCATGTTAATCAGGGCGAGCCCGGCTCGCCCGAACATCTTCTGCGCGACGAACGCCCGGGTGGAGGTGTCTTCCACGCGAGAAATGGCGTCGGCTATCGCGTAGAACTTCTGATCGGTGGAGAGCCCCTTCAGGCTGTCCGCGCTTATCCCGAGCGCGTCGAGCGCGTACTTCGCTTCGCCGATACCCTGTGCGGCTTCGCCGAGACCCTTCTCCATGTATTGCAGGCCCTTGTTAAGGGTTTCCGTTCCCGCGCCTGTTATTTCCGCCGCGTACTGCAGCCCGGTGAGCCGCTCGGTAGCGATATCGAGGCGATCGCTGAGTTTCGCTGTATTGTCGATGCTTTTCATGCTGCTGCGCGTCAGCATGGCCAGCCCCACGGCTGCGCCGGCGCCGGCGGCGGCAAACACGGCGGGCAGTCGACGAAGCTGCCGCATGGCGCTGCCGCGCACGAACCGGTCGATGGACTTGCGTCCCTTCGCCATGCCCGCCTCGAATTTCGCGGCGTTGGCCGTCAGCGTTACCGCAATCCTGCCGATGGTCGACATATTATGTCTTCGCCTCCTTTTTCTTCTCCGCGGCCCGTATGGCCGCCTCGACAACCGCTTTCATTACGGCTACCGGTTTCCGCGGCCGCTCCCAGCCACCATTATCGTCGCCCACGGTCGTGCCGACGTCCTCGTATGACACCGGCATAAAATCCCGGGGACGGAACGTCTCGCCGCTCGTCCCCACCAGCGCAGATATCAGATGCGCCGTCTGCACGCCGCTGCGCAGATCCGCATGCGCGGCGCCGAACGGCTCGAGCCGATCGTACGCCATGTACTCCGCGAACTCGCGGGACGATACCCGCTCCTGTAACTCGGCGACCGGAATGCCCAGCGCTATGCTGAGGCGGAACCAGAATCGGCGTTCCGGCCGCTCCCTGAGTTTTTTACCAGGTCCTCGATATCCGCCTGGTACAGCCCGTTCATCCGGCACGCGACGTCGAATACGCGATCGAGCGCCGCGCCGTTTTTCTCTCCCAGCGCCTCCACCTGCTCCTCGGTAAACAGCGCCTTGCCCTTCGAATCGGCCAGGGTAAGCGCCGCCACGCGGGCGCGGAAGTTGTTCAGCCGATCCACGGCGGCCTCTTCCGTATCGTCGGCGCAGGCACACTGACGATTGCGCCACTGCTGCCGCGCCTCGAACTCGTCGCGCTCCGTACCGGAGATCTGCCGCACGAATACCTGGCCGCCCCATTCGGGGACGTCCACCAGCACCACGCCCAGATCCTGCATGTTGAGGATCTCGGCGGCGCCGAGCACCATGGTATCGTCGGTGCTCTCGTCGAGGCCCTCGGCAGGTTCCGGCGGCGCCTCCATTACGCACTTGCCCGTTTCGGATGCCATGCGGTCGCCCCCCCCCTTACGACTGCGCCGCACTTACCGCACCGGCAACGGCCAGCGTGGCGGTGGCGGTCATGCGTTCGCGGCTCGCCGCGCGCGGGGTGAAGTTCGTCATGAACCCGTTAAACGAGGTCTTGTGACCCGTGCCCGTACCGGCCCAGTCGATGGTAATGGCTTCCGTCGCCCCGTCTATCGGGGGATCGTCGCTGCCGAGATACTGCACCGTGATATTCACGTCGCCGCCGTCCACGATCGCCGCCTCCAGGTACTCCACCGTCTCGGAGTCCATGGTGGTGCAGTCGATCTTCACCCTGCTCTGGCCCGGCCCTTCCACGTCGATCAGCTTCGCGGCGAACCCGCTGGTGCCGAACGTAATGGTGGTGCCGTGGCCGTCCTTCGCCGTTATCGCCATACGTTACCTCCTTTCGTTAACTGAACACGGGTACCGACTGCTGGTACCCGATCTGCATTTCTTGAATCATCATGTACGTGCCCGCCGCGCCGGCGTCGCGCGGCGGTGCGTAATTCCTGCGGGTGCGCTCGATGGTAATCACCTCTATGGCCAGGGTTTCCGCGCCCACCGTTACCACGCCGGAATAGCCGTCGAGGGCCTCGCGAATGGCCTCGCTGATGGCACGCGCCTCCGTGGCATTCATCGACACGGATGTATACCGCAGCACGGCATACGCCAGGCCCGACGACGCGGCGATGTGATGCTCGGCCGCGTCGGCAATAATCTCGTACACGGCGTACGGCCGGAACTTCGACGGGTCGGCGTCCACGATGTTTTGCGGCGCGGCGTCCGGGTAAATGTTCCCGGCCAGTTCCGCCGCAACGTCCGTGTCCGATATTAGAATCTGGCGCACGGCGGTTTCCACGGTAATCATGGAGCTCCCCCCTGGTTCATCATCGAGACGAACAACCAGGCCGCTCCGGCGGCGCCGGCGGCGGCGAGGATCAAGGTTACAACGATATGCGCGATCCCGCCATACCAGGCGCCGGCCCGTGCGTTGGCTTCCGCCGTTTTCGCTATGCGGCGGTCCTCGTTGTGTTCCTTCAGGTGGCCGGCCAGCTCGATACACGGCCGTTCCGGCGCCTGGAACGCGCGATGGCGGTCCTCAAGCACGGCAACGGTTTTTCCGAGATCCGACACCGACCCGGAAAGGATCTCCACGGACCGCTGTAGCGACGTCACGCTGGTGCGCTGGCTGGATACCACCACGGTAAGCTCCGTGATGTCCTTGCGCAGTCCCTGGATCTCCTCCGGCCGGATGGTCATGTCTTACTTCCCGTCCGCGGGGGCGGATGCCTTGCGCTTTTCGATCATCGCGGCGCGCTTCGCCAGGAGATCAGTCGTGTACTGCTTGCCGATCGCCTCGAGGGCCTTTTCGTCCAGATCGCACAGCGGTATGCCGGCTCCCTGTTCGCGGCCGATGCAGCTGGGTACCGCCGGTACCAGCAGCGTTTCGCTCGTCTTGATTCCCTTCACCACTCCCATGGTCAGCTCCTTTCCGTTATCTCGTTATTTTGTCCAGCGCCGCCCGGGCCGCAACGCGTGCGGCCACGCCCGCGAAGTTCTCGCCGGCGAGAAACCGGCGCCAGAATCGTTTGACGGGCGGAACCGCCGGGTCCGGATCCACCCGGGCCATCACCACGCCTTCCGCCTCCGTCAGCGCGGGCACGGCGCCGGCCATCTTCGTTACCGCGTCGCTCACGCGCGTTTTGATTCCCTTGACGTCCTCACTGCCCGTCTGATCGTGCGCCTCGTCGATCGCCGAGTACGCAATATGCCCCAGATACGCCAGCGCCTCGGCCGCCTTCGACCACTGCCGATTCCGCAGGCTTACGCCCACGCCGAACGCCGCCGCGATTACCGCGACAATAAGTTCCCAGTTGTCCGTCACCATCCCCAGTACGGCCATTGCCTGCTCCACGGAGCCCTCCTTCCTACGATCCTACCGCCAGCTTTTTCACCTGCTTATCGATCCCGCGCAGCAGCTTGTCCGTCATTCGATACAGCACCGTGCGCCGGTGCCGGAGATATGCCTGTTTGCCTACCGGATGCGGCGCCGCGCCCGGGTGCTTCACCGTGCCGGCAATCACCACCGGCCCGATCTTCATGCCGCCGCCCTTGAACCGCGCGCTTATGAGGTGCGCGGCGGTGCCCTCCTCGTACCACCGGCCGATAGCGGCCGGGTCTTTCTTTACCATCTTCCCGGATGCCGTCGGCACCAGTATGGTCTTGCGCTCCGGTCCCACGGTAACTCTCACGCCCTTGACGCGATTGAGCATTTTGCGCTTCTTCTTCACATGCTCCCCGACAATGCCCGGGTAATCGCGCTTCATGTCCTTGGCCACCGGCGTTATGGCGTAGCTGGCGGCGCTGCCGGTAACCCGGCGGAACACCTTTTCCGGAAGCACGGTCACGGCGTGTTTCAGCTTGCGCACCGTTGCCTGGTCGAAGTCAACGCGCACGTCGATCATCACACCTCCTCCCGGCACATCAGTTCCAGCGTGCGATCGCGTTCAAACAGGTTCGCCACGGACTCTACGTGGAAGATCCGCGTGCCGAACAGCAGTCGGTGCTGCGTGGTAACGGCGACGTCCGGATCGAACCGCAGGCGCACCTTGTGGGATATCTGCGCGTGCTGCGCGTGCGCCTCGAACCGTTCGGCGCCGCGCAGCGGTTCCACGGCCGCCCATACGTTGGCGATGGTGGTCCACAGCCGCGAGGGCTGGCCGTTGGCATCGCGGCGCACGTCGGCGCGCTGTATCTCTATCCGGTTGCGTAGCAGTCCCGCGCGCATTACAGCCCCGGTATCTCGCAGGTGCTCAACAGGTACTCCGCCGCCTTCGGTACCTGCTGCGGAGATCCCGACAGCACCACGTCCTCGCGGTTTTCGAACCAGTGCGCGATCATCAGCAGCATGGCCTGGCGGATTTCCTCCGGCACGTCGTCCGGGCTGTCGCCGTAGCCGGCGATGTACTGGATCTCGATCGGATTGAACTTCCACGCGTGCACGCTGGGCCAGGTAACGTCCTCCTCCGGCTTGATCCGCCCGGGCTCGTCCTTGGTGTCCACCTGGTAGTCCTCGGCGTCCATCGTCTGCTGCACGCTCTCCTCGTCGTAGTACTTGATGTGCGTAACGGACTGCAGCGGCGCATACGGCAGCTTGATGATGCCGAGGTTTCCCGGAAACGTATCGAGGTACAGCTTCCAGGTCTGCGTAATCAGCGCGCGGCCGAGCTCGGCTTCCGCTTTGCGCCGTGCCGCGGTGATGAGCGAGCCGATAAGAGTATCCTGTGCCTCGACGGACGCGGTGACGTGCATATGCGCCTTCGCCGTACCGACGTCGACCGGCTCCACCTCGGGCGCGGTCACCCGCTCCGTAACAATGCCCACGCGAGGCCTCCTTACATCGGCATGGCGACCACGGAAAAGGTGAACGTCCCGTCGCTGTCCGCGTCGGCCTGCGCGTAGCTCACCCGCCATTTGTCGCCCAGCAGGTTGCGCACGTTGCCGGCGGCCAGCGTGGTATCCGCGAACATGCTCTCCGCGGCACCGGCCAGCACTTTCGCCACGTGCCGCTTCGCGCCGCCGTCGCCCGCGCACTGCGTAAAGGCGACCACGTCCACCCAGTTCGTACCGTCCAGCAGCGTTTGCACGGTTACGTCCAGGGTGTCCGCGTTGTCCGTTGCCGCGGCCGTGACGTCCAGGACAAATACGATACCGTTCACCATCCCCGGCAGGGCCACCTCGTCGCCGGTATCCGTCACGGCGCCGGCGGCCGTAGTGGTTTCCGCCAGAAGCTCGACCGCGTCGGCTTTTTGTTTCGCCAGCATACGCTCTCCTTTCAAGAGGGTGGGAGGGGCACGGCGTGCGCGCGTGTCCCTCCCGGGGAAACAGGATTACGTTGCGATCGGCTCCAGGATGCCGTTCAGGTCCTCGCCGACGACGCCGTAGTAGTTCTCACACAGCGCGCAGCCCTGCGCGGTAATGCCGTTGGCCTGCGCCGCGCCGCCGCAGCACTTGTTGCCCATCACCACGCCCGTCGCCGCCGCGGCCAGGTTGATGCACGAGTCGTTGTCCGTGGCCGCGTTCGAGATCTTGTTGTCGGAGATCTCCACGTTCGTCACCACGCCCGCGCCGCCGATCGCCATCGTGCCCCAGTTGCCTATCAGCACGTTCCGGCGCACCCGGTGCCCGGTACCCGTGCCGGCGAAGTTGACGAAGTGCGTATTGGCCGCGTCGAGCGCCACCACGTGGCAGTCCTCGATGGTGATCCGGTCGGACCCGCCCGGATCACCATCGAGGACTGCCACGTGGTG